ACGTGGGGATTGGTACAAACCGGCAACATATCCAAACGATGTAATGGTATGCCCGCTGTGTTCCTTGCCAGAAACTACAAATGTGTATAAAAGAGAGTGCCGTTGTTGGGACAACTAGCAACCCAACCAATTAAATTCAGGAGCCGCGATAGCGGTCGCCTGGAATGGTGGGTTATAAAACTTTTATCTTACGGAGGACATTGCAATGACGAAAAGAGAGGCAGCGATTGTAAGTGCATTTACAGGCGTTTTGATAGGAGATTTTTCAGACATGCACGAATACATTGAAGAAATAATGGAAGGGCCAATTTTCACACACCAGCTAGGAAGCAAGGAATTCTGCGAAGAAATAAAAGCCAAATCAAAGGAAGACTTTATAAGCATAGAAGTTTTATAACAAAAAGCTCTTGCGCGGCTTGAGACATAACAAGGGAGGAAACGACTGATGAAAGAAGATGCACAAAGCGAGAAGAAGGAGCTAACTGCCGTCGAAAAGCAGCGCATGGTTAGCCGCTATAAAGTTCTTCATAGGTGGCGTGAACGGTGGGAGGCTTTATCGTGTGACAGGAAGAGAATGCAGGGACGATTGCAAACAACACAAGAATATATTGATTATAGAGCCGCTAAAGCTAATGCTGGAATAGGCGAACTTATTAAATTATGTGGCGGCTAACAAACAAGATCACTGGAACGGCGTAAGCCGTTTCCAAGTGCAGCGCATGGTTATCTGGAAAAGGAGGATATTTTGAAAGCAATAGTAATGTTAGACGGATGGACAAAAGAAGTTGATATTTCAGGATATTTTGTATATATAGGAATGTTTGAAATGGCAATAACACCGCCTCTTGACTTGAGAGTGAGACCAGAGGACAAAGTTGAAGGACCATTTGGCGTCACAGTGGCTTTTTACTTCAAAGGATATAATAAAAGAAATCAGCCTGTATTTGAATACACATAACGATTGAGTTAAAACGCCGTGTTAACGGTCGAATTTTGAACGACGGGTTATAAAGCCCGATGACTTTAAAGAAGAGGTGATTGATGGAAGCTGAATTGAAACTTGAAATGATAAAAAAAGCGGTTAAAGCCTCTATAGGTAATTGCAAGGCTTTCAAGGAAATAAGCGAGGAATATTCAAAAGGATGGGATGATGCAATGCGAATAGTTTTAAGCCATTATGAGGCAAATTCAATGGCTGAACTTAAAGAGAGATCAATAAAAAACAAGGCTTTATAACAAGGACGATCACCTGCCAACATAAGTGAATGAAATGAGTGTTGGCGGTCAGAGTGCATTAGTTGGTTAGTGTGCTGGATTATTAAGAAGAGGAGAGAAGTAATGCTACCTAGTGAAATGAGACAACTAACTGAAGGGCATAGGTATTGGGTAGGACTGCCAAACGGGGATATTGAACAATTATTTCTTATCCCTACTCCAATAAAAGGAAACACATTACAATATTATAGAAAGCATGGGACTGAAACAATTGCTATCCCGAAAAATGAGTGGGAAAGACTATTAAAGCATTTTGAATGGAAAATGAGGATAGCACGCTAACGTGGAGTTGAGTGGTTGCGGGGCTGTTTCCGCAATCCAGCTCTGACGGTTGGTTATAATTATGTATATATTTAAACCGAAAGACAATAAACAAAGTGATTGTTTACCGGAAGACGATAATTTTTTTAAGCGTTCACATGGTCTGTCATTTGATCCAGAATTTACTCTTTGTGGTGTCGCTTGTGAAGAATGGGGCTATAGTTCCGGCCAAGAACCAAGAAAGCGTATTACATGCCCTGACTGCCTAAACGTCATAAGGCATTGTAGGCAGTACAAATTATAACTAACGATATTAGGAATTAATTCTTAATATCACAATGTTGAGTCAGTTTTCTTTACACCTCAAAATAGAAATACTTAGTAAAAACAGGCACTTATAAATTGAGAGAAAAAAGGTGTCAATATTTTTTACACCCAGAATCAACGTTTTCCTAAAAAAGCGTCAGGTTATTTTACAATTTATTGCATATGAAATAAAAAAGCCTGTTAAATCAACGCTTTACAGACTTGGCACGCCGGTTGCAATAAATATAAGTAAAAAGGGAGAGAAAAAATGAAAACAATAAAAACAATTAGCAATTTAAAAAAAATAATCACTGAAAGTCAAGATACGCTGTTTGTTCGTTTTTCTCGGGGCCCTGCAAAAGACATGAAACAAAAAAACAGTAGAGATTATTTAAACGGCGGAATCCATGAAGGTTTATCATCAGTACAAATTGAAAAAGATTGGGTATTAGAAGATAATTGGTTAGCAAGAAGAATCACCGAATATAATTTTTTAAAAATGAAAGATAATTTGATTGGTTGTTGGATATATACTGGTAAAAGAATAGGTGAAGATTCCGACGGTTATGATTTGATAACCAATATTAACTGCATTGCTAAAGTACATAATCAATTAGTAAGTCATTTAGTTGATATCAAATTAAATTCATAAGTAAAATAAGGAGGGAAAAGATGTTATTAATACACAATGTAGATTCTTTGTTGTCAGCAATTAATAGACTAGGTATGAAATCACATCCTGTTATTAAAGTGCAAACTGGGGCCGTCTAAAGACAGATGGAAATTAAGATCAATTACCTACCAAGGCATCGCTGATGCTATGGCTGAACAATGGGGGAATTGATTAAGTATTAAATTTAAACAAGGAGGAATATGGAGATTTTTTTTGTTTTTGGGCTTTTAATTTGTTTGTTGTTTTTCCTCGTTTATGTGTTAGATAAATAAAAAAGCCGCCTTTTCAGGCGGCTACTAGGAGGATGCCAGTGGATTAGGCTGGCTAGGAAGGAAGGAGACTATTTTACAGCTTTATGTGTTAGGCCAACAGCAAGCAAAGCATTTCCTGCTTGATCGACTACTTGTGCAATTTCTTGATAACCGGTTGCAGTCAATACATCTGCTATAGCTTTCAATATAGCTGCAATAACTGTTTTCTTTCCGCTCAAATATTCCCAAATTCTCATATTAGCCCCTTTCATGATTTGAGTTTTATTAAATATTTTAATCCTTCAAAAAATCCAAAGGTTCCTATTGCTGTTATCACGCCCATCTTCCCCGCATTCCGTGCAGAATTCACTTTCTGTATAACGATATCTTCCCGCATTCCCTTAATTTCTTTGAGAATATCTCTTTGAGTATTATCGATATTTTTAACTGATGCTCTCAGTGAACCAATTGCTTCAGAAGACTCGTCAATGTTTGGCATGATTATCTCATAAATCAATCGTCACATTCATACGTATTACAAATAGCTGTCATGTGTGTAAATAAAACATCTTGCTGTCTAATAGCTGTATTGTAGTCCATGGCATTAAGTAACGATCTACGGGCTAGCTCTGATTTAGTAATACCCTTGCGTGTGGCTTGCTTTCCTGCCCTGGTATCATTTGCCGCCGTTACGTTAAAACATATCTCCGCAGCTATTGCCGAACCTGCAAACAGTAAAATTACCAATATCAATATAAACTTTTTCAATTTCATCTCCTCTAATTAGTTGTTCTTAAACATCGAAATCCAGAACCGCATGAATCAGCCGAATCTAAAGACACCCTACTTACGGCACCATTTTTACGAATCAATATACCTGTCTCATCTGTGCCAGTCCAATTATCAAATACCACTGACGTGCCGTTACTAAATGCCATGTTAATGTGAGTAGTATAAACCCCAAATAAATCAGTACCGTCATCAAGCTCTACTTCAAAGGTTTTTGGGTCAACCCCAATATCGCCATGCTTAATAGTAAGCGCTTCATTTACATCATTTGTAATTATCTCGGCTATGCCACCATTTGGGCTATTATTATATGTAGTTTGTAATGATGCTGTAGATGGTATAGAAACGGAAGAGCCTGTTGGAGTTGTGAGAAATCTACGCTCATCCCAGACATCAATAATTGTGCCATTATTTTTTGTTGTAATTATTTTAGCAATAATAATCAATCTAGGTTTTGACTCTGCAAAACTTCCAAGATCAACATTAGATGTTCTTGCAGCCTCCAGACTATCATATTCATCGGGGCCATAAATAGCAAAGCATGTTGGTTTCCGCCCGGTATCTACTCCTCTAACAGTTCCGCCTTCTGGAGAGCAAGCTAATAATTGATATATAAACTTAGTAGGATTTAAAGCGGCAACAAGGCCTCCAGTTGATACATCATTGTAAAACACATTATCTAATTGAAAAACTTCTTTGCCTGTTGTAGTCCAAGAATCAAAAGAGCTTGTTGTGCGCCAAAGCGGTATTGTTGATAATAAGTTGAACGTTGGTAAATCATGCCTATCACCTTCCTCATCATAAAAGGATCCTTCAATAAGATTAATATTTCTGGTTCCGGTTTCAACTGGTATCAATCCACCATCCAAGCTCATAGGAGAACCAATAGCACCGCGTTTGTATTTATGACTCTTTTTATCAGCTCCGGTAATAATATCACGTTGATCAATTATCGATAAAGTACCGTCTGCTTGTTGCTGGATTCTAGCTAACGGTATCACCGTTTCCAAATCCTCATCAGTAAAAAAATTATCTTGTTGAGTGTAACCGTTCATTGTAGCACCAACAAATGCAGAACTAAATTTCAATGTAATTGATGTTATCTGAGGAAAAACAGTTGTATTAAGATCATAAACAGGGCCATCAATATGCACAGTACATGGATAAATGCTAAATGTTGTAGATACTAAAGCAAATGAAGATGTTCTTTCATTTACCGTACATGTTTCAGCGCCATAGACATGGGTATGAACTCCATGTAGTCCAGTAACTTCACCTACTTCTGTATCCCATAATGACTCAGCTTCATGTTTGATCGGTTCTTTCATTTTTGTACCATTCGGCGTAGTTTCCCATGCCGGAGCATCAGCAAAAGCTAAAACAGGTAGTAGTAAAAGTAAAATTAAATATCTCATTGCCAACCTCCTGTTATCCACCAGCTTGCTCTTGCAGGGTCTGATTCCAATATGCGGCCCTCTCGAAACGTATCTAATCCGCTATAAACGTCAAATCCTTCGACTTGCTCTGAGGCATTGCCATCTAAATAGCATTTATTTGTAGACCCTGAATCGACATATTTAACTTTTATTATTTGTGACTTAGTACTGACAGGCGGCAAATTAAGAGTCACTCCATTATCATTAGCAAGACAAGTAATGAGATAGTCAGCGGTTGTTATGGTTTCTGACGTGCTAGACAAATTTCTAAAACCGACCATTAAACCATTTAAACGTATAGTGCTAAAATTTGTAAATTCTATTCCTTGGGTTCCATCTCCAGGCTTAATAATATGATTTTCAAGTTTCCATGCTTCACCATAAACATTAAATGCAAATGATGGCGTAGCAATTAGACAGATAAAAAATATTATATTTAATATGAATAATTTTTTCATTTTATTCCTTTCCAGTACATCTTACAGTTGCTCTGGGGTCTACACCTCCCGATAATGACACAAGATAACCCCTAATTTGTTTAACAACATGTGAAGTAATTTCAAAAGACCCAATGCCCGCTTTTAATTGTGATGAATGATTAGCAAATGTCATTGTATGAGTCTGCATCCCTTCGGGGTCAAAGATTGTACCACCTTGATTGCCTTCAATTCGTATAGTTACAGCACTCATATTTCCAAAAGTCAAAACGTCGCAGCCCCAAGAATCATAAGCATTATTAACAGTCTTTGTCGTACCTGGTCCTACCGTTCTTTTATTCTGCATTAAAATATACGTTGTATTTGCCGCATAAGCTGTACCCGTAAGTAATACTATAAACAATACTAATATTTTTTTCATAATAACCTCCATTAAAGTTCTAAAAATGAAACTGATATATCACCTTTATTGTAGTTATAATTACGCTTAATTAAAAGAAATTTCTTATTAGTTATTCCAAAGCCTGAAGCTTTTGGATATCGATCAATAGTAATCTCAACTACGTCGCCAGCTTCAAGAGCCACTAACCTGCGAGAAAGCTTGCCAGTCAACAAGACAGGGGCATTGCCATATATTCCATCCAATACTGTCCTTCTTGCTGTGACTTGTGATGTGTTGGCTAATGCTGTCCACTTATCTTTGACGACTTCAAATCTTTCCTCTTTCCATGCAGTCACTGATGTGCTATTAGTGTAATCATCTAATCCAGCATAATTTTCAAGATCGTCTCCAGCGCCATCCCATCCATAATATGTTGTGAATCTATTGATCAACTCACTATATTGAGGGTCATAGGAAAGACCGGGTGCTGCTATAAAGTCATCATCACTGATTGAGGCAACTGCTGCTGCTGTAGCATCAAACTGCTTAATTGATACTTTACCATCTGGCTGAGGAATTAAGAAGCATGACATTAGCTGCCTCAATTCATTAATTAAAACATCTGTCCTTTCAGTATTCCCTGTTATTTTCCTTGAGACTATCCATCCAGCGTGAGCAGCTCTAACTGTATCAAAAGCAGCATGGTCAATAAAGCTATCACGCACATCAAGGTGATTTTTGAATATATCAAGGAGCACGTCTATTGGGTGAACGCCAGCCCATTCAACATCATCTGCAACAGTCTCCCATTTTGCAGGTATTGGCTTTGACCATGTAGCGGTATAATCATCAATAGTAATGGTAATTGTTTCATCTGTTTTTATTGGGGCATTACCTATTATACCGTAATAATAACTAATGTAATCTGATTCTGCCAATCCTGCAAAACCTTGAAAGACTTTTACTAATCTGTTTTTTCTAGGGATACTAAAATATGTTGACATTTCTTGATTAAAAAAAGCATCAACACTTATTTCGCCTATAGTTGAGGATTTAAACATATCGATCTTAGTAGTCAAAGAAGATACTCCAGACACAGTAACATTATATCCAAGCCCTTTTGTGTCTGTTAGCTTAGTAAATGTCACAAAACTTGCTACTATGCTTTGCAGCCTTGGCGTATCAGCCCTATCATTGCTTGACGATAATCTTGCCTTGACCCTGTAGTACCTGAATAGTTGTGTTATTTCGTCGCCATCTTCTATAACACCAAGATAGGTTTCCTCTCCTGCAAAAGCTCCAGTTGCACTCCCCCATGCTTCATAAGCAATAGAACCCATCTGAAAAGAGCTTACGCCTTGGGGTGCTACTGCACTTGCATCAAAGACAGAGGTGGCAAAAGAAGATATTAATGTGCCATCTAATTCAACATTGTAAATTTTATCTGTATTAGCATCACATATCCATAATGTGCCATCTGGGGCGTAATGTACGCTCGTGGGTTGTGTTGCACTTGCATCAAATACTGACGTCGCAAAAGATGAAATTAATGTTCCTGTAGTGGTAACATTGTAAATCTTGTCAGTAACTATATCCGATATCCATAGAGTGCCATCAGGGGCATAGGAAATCCCATTTGGAGATGTCGCACTTACATCAAATACAGAAGTTAAAAATGAACTAATTAATGTCCCTGTTGTTGTTACGTTATAGATTTTTTTTGTTATAACATCACAAATCCAAAGAGTACCATCTGAGGAAAAGCTAATACCCGCTGGTAAAATTGCACTTGCATCAAATGCAGATGTAGCAAAAGAAGTGATTAAAGTACCATCGGGCTCAATATTATATATTTTGTCTGTAGCAGAATCACATATCCATAAAGTACCGTTAGGTGCATATGAAATGCCCTTTGGTGCAGTTGCACTTGCATCGAAGACAGATGTTGGAAACAAATCCCTTAATCTACCTGAAGTTGTTATGCTGTAGATTTTATCTGTTGATTCATCAGATACCCACAAAGCACCACCAGCAACCCTAGAGTCACCAATCTGCCATTCACCTGGAACTGTAGGAGTTGAACCAAGGTCTAGGTTGTCTGTTGTGATATTGCCAAATAGAGAATAATATGGCCTACAAGATAATCCAAGAACTAATGTTCCTGATGGGCCAAAGCTTGTATTCAGCCAACTATCTAGTAGTGCACCTTTTATTGTGACATTGTAGATTTTCCTTGTATTAGAATCAGCTATCCACAATGTATTTACATTGCTTAAGCCAATGCCTTCAACACTAGTTGCGCTTGCATCAAATACGGATGTTGCAAAAGAATTTATAAGGGTTCCATCATTCTCTCTATGGTATATAGTATTAGTTGTTTTATCGCACATCCATAATGTTCTTGCTGGGGATACGAAGAGACCAGTGACTCCAGCAGTAACAGAAAAGCTACTTATTACTGACCCTGTTGTGGTTAAGTTATAGACAATATTTGTTGATGAATCTACTATCCACAATGTTCCATTTGGATCACATGATAGCCCAAATGGAGAATTATATATTGCAACGCTGAATGATGATATAAATGTTCCAGCAGTGGTGACGTTATATACTTTGTTTGAATTTGCATCAATTATCCAAAGTGTATCGTCATAGCCATATCCTATCCCTCCAGGACTCGTTGATGCTGCATCATATGTTGAAGTAAGGAATGAAGTTATAAGAGTTCCATCCCTCTCAACATTATAAATGTATGCATTTCCACCATGTCCTCCGCTTAGCCATAAAGTTGTGTTGAGTATTACATTTCCAGGGATTGATGTATAGTCAACTTCATTCTCAGCAACATTGTTGCCCCAATCTGTTTCAGTCTTTTTCTCTGCCTTGAGTTCACTTGTCTCTAGCAGTACTAATGTTGATGGAGTTTGTTGTTTCTTTTTGTTGGCAGCTTCAAAAGCAGCAGGAAGAGTGATCATTCCTCTACCCCGCGCAATTGTATAGTTACACTTCTAGTAACTCCAGATACAACAAATGGCGCATTAAGCTCATCACTATCTAACGTCATAGGCCATACGTCGTCTTGATGGAATTCAGGCTCCCAATAAACACCAATAATATCTGAGGCGTGATTATCAAAATACCTCTTGATCTTTTTATATGTTGGGTCATTAACAGTAGCAAAAGTCAAGGTAAGGATCCTTTCCCGGTAGTACTCTGTAACGTCTGAAACTTGGCCATGAAGCGTCTTATTGACTGTGCGCTCTATACGAGTCCTATGTGGGTCATATAGCCCAGCATAATCAATTTCTGACTGCTTTGTGATAATTAGGTTGGCTATATAAGGGAGGGCTGTCATGGATGATAATTGCACTCTCACTGCACGAGTTGTACGCATGGCATCAAGTCTTACCCCTATGCTCTTATCATTAGCAGGAGAGAAAGGGTAGTTAATATCTACCCAAGTAGAGCCATTATCAGAATACTGCCATAAGATTTCAGCACCTACAGTGTTGAGATTATGGCCTGATAGAAAGAGGCTGTCAAAGGCAAGCATTTCCTTGATATTGTAAATCTTATCCGTAACAATATCACATATCCATAGAGTGCCATCAGGGGCGTAGGAAATTCCGGCAGGCTGTTTTGCACTTGCATCAAAGACAGAGGTGGCAAAAGAGGTTATTAATGTGCCATCAGTTTCAATATTGTAAATCTTATCCGTAAAAAAATCACTAATCCATAAAGTATCATCAAGTGCATAGGATACGCCATTGGGTGCTACTGCACTTGCATCAAAGACAGAGGTGGCAAAAGAAGATATTAATGTGCCATCTAATTCAACATTGTAAATTTTATTTGTGATAACATCACATATCCATAAAGTGCCGTCAAGGGCATAAGTAATCCCCTTTGGTGCTACTGCACTTGCATCAAAGACAGAGGTGGCAAAAGAAGATATTAATGTGCCATCTAATTCAATGTTGTATATTTTATTTGTGATAACATCACATACCCATAAAGTACCATCAGAAGCATAGCTTATCCCTGCAGTATCAGTTGCGCTTGCATCAAATATAGAAGTAAGAAAAGAAGATATTAATGTCCCTGTTTGCGTAATATTATAAACTTTGTCAGTAGCGGTATCAACAATCCATAGAGTGCCATCAGGGGCATAGGAAATCCCATTTGGAGATGTCGCACTTACATCAAATACAGAAGTTGCAAAGCTTGATATCAAAGGCACCCCAATATCATATGTCAATGTCTGTGTTGTGAACCCGGTTGGTTTCCAGATTGTTGTTTCATTACCATCCGTCAAATGTGTTGCTTCAAATCCTGTTGCCTCACTCGTTGGAGTAAAGACAGGGACTTGATTATCTGCCAATAATGTAACTTTGCCACCTATACTCATGCAAATTTCTCCTCTGGTTGTAGTCCGAAATCAATCCCTTTTCTAACAGCGTCAATCATTCGTGGGGCAATATCTTCTTCTATAATTTCCTTCCAATTCTGTATTGATAAAGGGTTATTTATTTCAAAATTAAAGTTAAATGTATGCCCCATTTTTTGTGGTGATGCTGCATTTATTGCAGCGTTTCTAACTGCGCTTGATGTTCCTGGGTCTAACACCATTTCATCACGTCTTAAAAGAAAAGTACCATCTTCCGGAACTGTATCTAATCCGGCATGTGCTTGTCCTGTATATGATGTTCCTGTTATTGTTGCTATCTCAGCCGCGCCCCTTGCCGCCATTAAAGCAGCAGGTATTAACCCCCATGGATACCCACCACCGTTCTCAAATGACTCTATTACTGCCGTTGGTAATGACACTGCTGTAGTAGCTAATGCAATGTTTTTCTGCAATATAAAAGCATCTTTGTTAAATCCAGCTGCAATCCCTAGTATTTCTCCTGCCATAGCTTTAGATGATGCTATTCTCTCATCATCAGTCATGTCTCTAAAATCTTTACGCTGGTTTAAAGCGGCCTCTTCAATCTCCAGAAGTCTGACATTATGCAATACTTGCTCTGCCACTTCAGCTTCATGTGCCATAGCTCTTATTTCGGCTTCACTTGCGCCTAAATCGATAAGTCGTTGCTTATCTTGTTCAATAGTTTCTAATTGTCTTGCATGTCTTTGAATTTCTCTATCTTCTTCGTTTAATTGACTATCGATAGCCATCTGTTCAAGCCTATCCCACTTTGCTTGTTGTGCAGCTATAGATTTCTCAATGCTTTCTTGTTCTTCTTTTTCTTTTTTACTTAGTTTTTTATCTTTAGGCGGCTCAGCAACTATTGGTTCTATTGGTGTTTCTATAGCTATCTTTTTAATCTGTTCTTGCGTTTTTATAAATTTTTCATTTAGGGTATTTCTTGTAATAAGTTTTGTATTGTTCGCGGCAGCATGCTTGTTTAATACTGATAAAGCAGCGTTAACTGCATCTACATTTCTAGGGTCGATATCCCTTATATTTACGCCAAGTTCTTTTAATAATTCCCTATTTGGCCTTAAAACCTTATTGAATGCTTTGGTTGCATTAATTACAGACTTTACTTTTGCATCTGAGGCTTCTGCTGCCGCCTGAAAGGTATCGATTGAATCACCAATTGCTTGGAATGTAAGTAAAACAGGTTTAAATGCTACTACTATCGCCTCAGCTGTAGCTTTAGCTACTGGCGTTAAATCTCTAATAAGTTCTGTAGTTGTTTGCAATACCTCTCTAATTGTTGGGCCAAATTCTTCCCCAAATTCAATAGCTGCACCTTCTATAGCTGATGTAAGCGCTGCCATATCGCCAGCCATATTATCCGTCTTTATAGAAGCTTGATCATAAGCAGTATTTGTATCAGTTAATTTGTCTGTTAATTCAGCAACATTATCAGCTTGATTAATTAGTGCCTGTGCTGCCGTAACACTTTCAAGACCAAATAATTTTGTTAATTCAGTTGTATCGAGATTAGCTTCTTGTAAATTTTTAAGGGCTTTTTCTAATCCAACTACTGCCGGATTAAAACCTTCTTCTGTCTGGGTTTGGAGTTTGAGGATAATATTTCTAAGATTTGTTCCAGCCTGACTACCTTTGATAGCAACTGTAGACATTGCTTGTATTGCAGCATTAACTGATTCGAAAGATATTCCTGCGGCACTAGCTACTGTGCCAGATTCTTTTAGGGCTGCTGATGTTTCATTTATTTCGCTTGCACCTTCTTTAGCTCCAGCTGCAAGTACATTAATAAATCTACCTGCTTGATCTGCTTCCGCACCAAATTGATTAAGGGATGAACCAAGAGTATTTGCTGCTTCTGGAAGTGTTGCGCCTGCTGCCTCTGCTAAAGTCAAAGCTTCTTTGGTTACTCTTGTTAACGCATCAGCATTTGCTAATAAATCTGGTTTTGCGGAAGCAACAAGTTTCATTGCTTCCGCTGCTTCTGATGCCGACTTAGTAGTAGTTGCTCCCATTTCTTTGGCAGCATCAGATAAAAACTTTAAATCTTCACCGCTGGCCCCAGTGATAGCCGATAAATCAGAAATCGCAGACTCAAATTGCGCGGTAATTTGAATCGATTTTTTAAATGCAACAAAAGCAGTCCCGGCAACTGCCGCTGCCGCTGTATACTTAGCTAATGCTTTAGTAACAGTGTCTAAACCACTATTAACATCTGAAACTGCTTTTTTAGCCTTTTTATTGTCACCCTCTATGACTATCTTGAGTTTTTCTGCCATTTCGTCACTATGCTTTCAACTATTTGGATACACTGCATTAATATTGCTGGTTGATCGAAAACCCCGCCTATTTGTGGCAAATGGCCGTGTCTACTCCATTTATAAGCGGTAAATATTTTGTCAAAATCTCTTATCCATGGCACAGGACATTCTAACGTTTCAATTTCTTGTATCCAGGCTATCGGGTAATCACTTATGCAACCTTCTTGTGGCTTTTGCCCGTTTTCTGAGCGGGGACATTTTCTGCATTGTCTGCCGAAGAGCCAAGCTTCTGCGGCAGCTCGGACTTTTTTTCAGTTTCGGCCCCTAAGACAACCTCTTCCATGACTAAACGTCCAATCAAAAGAAAAATATTCCTCGTTGTTGCGTCTGTAAGATCACTTCTATCTGCTAAATCTATTGGGTTGTATGTCTTGCCATCAATCCAAATATCTGTGATGACATTTTTAAGAGCATATTGGATTATTTCGACATTTTCAGAAAGACTCACTCCACCTAATGATGATTCCATATAATAAGTCTGTATTGCTGTTGTAACCGGATGCATAGTAAATCTAACAGGCCCACCTTCCTTTACTATTTCGTCAGTTCCTAATAGCTTCATAATCCTCCTTTATGTAAATAAAATTTGAAATTGATCATCTCCCGTACTCTCATATAAGCGATAACCTACATCGAGTAAATCCCGTTCTGCTCTTTCTCCATAAGCTATCGTTTCTCGTCTTCCTACGGGTGCGGTAATCGCGCATATATTGCCTGCCGTAGCTCCAAACGTACCGGACAAAGCAGCGTTTGTACCACCTGATAAAGCTGCCCATTCTGCGGCTGTTGCTACTGAATCTTTTGTAAACGTCAAAACTGGCGCTCTATCTGCAACAACAAATTGATGATCACCTGTAACATAATGCTCTTGTACGTCGTTAGCCATGTCGAGGGAGAAAGTACCTACTTTAATAACCGAACCATCGTTAACAACATCACTACTATTACCCACTAGAGGTTGACTTGCTTGATAAACAGCCCCAGCCGGGTCTGCTACGGCTGTCGGTGCTAAATAAGGAGCCTGCAAAGTAAACGAAATAGTAATGATTTCATTCATCGTTACGGTTATCGGGCCTGTACCTACTGCGCCAAGGAATTTCCATAAAAGTCCATCTTTATAAGCATAAACCGTTACTGAGTCATGATTTGCAATGTCTGATGACGGGTCATAAGCCACTGATGTAGCCGGCGTAACTGTTTCAGCCAGTCCACAAGCCTTAAGTAATGGCCCGAATTCCGGAGCTGTACCCGCCGCGCCCGAACCCTTAACAGCTATTTCAACGTCAAGTTGCATAATCTCTTTACCTATCAAGTGTGGCAACATGCCCATTGTTTGCTTAACTGCTACATTGTCAATAACATCCGGGGTTACGGAAACATCAAAAGTTCGGCATCTTATTGCATCACTTCCCACAACTGGCACCGCATCTGTTCCTTTTGTAACTTCTGTTTTTGCAAGTAGTACTCTATCGTATTTTACAGCCATTATTTATCGCCTCCTTTCTTGATTTTTCTCTTAATTGTAGCTTTTACAGTCGGTGCCTCTTTTTTTTTAGGCTCTGATTTCTTTTCCATGATTTACCTCTTATAGTCCGTTAGGTAATTGAACTTCATAAAACAACTTAATTGGTCTTACAAAAAATCCGTAGGGATTATATTGTGAGCCACTTCTTTCTTTGATTTCCACAATTGATACATGACCAACGGCCCCGGATAATGTCGGGTTACTATAAATCGCCTTAGTAAGTGCATTATCAAGTTCGTTAAGTTTAGTACTAACATTATCCCTGTTATTTACATATCCAATGATATTAATATCTACTTGTATGTCAGCAAAACCACCTGTTTTAAAATCAAGTTCTTCTGCACCATCGTCTTCAATTATTAAACAAGGAAAATCTGTAACAGCTATATTTTTAATGGTTTCGAATTGTCTTGTTACCTTCTTAATATCAAAGCTATACCCATTTGTTATAGTTATCGTTTCAAGCTCTGTTTTAATAGCTACTAATGCAGATTCCTTATCAGCCACGTACTAACTCCCTTACAATTGGACCTTGGCGCTCAGAATCTTCAAATTGTGTATCCCCATCAAAATCATATAGAGGCAATTCTTTTACAACTTCCCATTCTTCGTTATATCTACCTCTATAATACTCAGCTTTCCGGGAAAATGAATCACCATCTTTGTCTCTTTCGGTAGCCAAGTAAGGCAAAGCATAAAACCCTAAGCAACAATATATTGCAAGATTAGCTAAGGCATCAGTATTGAGTAATGATTCATCTAATTCATAAATAGGGTCTGTTACCTGAGGCCACCATGCCGCTTTGATCTTATTAAGTACATCATCCGTACCATACTGAATTTGATCTGACCAGTTTGACGGGGGATTATGATCATTAATATCAGGGACATGTTTGGCAAGGTCTGTATCTGTAATATACGGTATCATGTGCGTTTCTTACGTCCCCGTTTTTTAGGTTGCTCAACTTCTTCAGATTGATCATCTTCACTGATTGCATTATTAACTTCTGTAGCTTCTTCTTCATAAAGAGTATGATCACTGGTAAGATCACTTTCGTTGATAACTATAAACGGTAAACCTTCACACATTACTTTAACTGTCTTTACTTTTGACATATTATCTCCTTAAAATAAAGGGGGCTTTAAGCCCCCCTGATTCATTATCCCATTGATCTGTCAGCTAGTTCCGGCCTGACAAGTGTTGCACCCCACAATATATCATATGCAAATTGTGTTTGCTTATGTTGCCTGCTTATCTCTAATCTCAATGTAAGACCAGTCACAGGGTCGGTTGCAGATTGAATGATATTTCCTAGTCCGCCACCAATATCTAAAAGTGGTCTGGTTGCAAGTGCAAAAGCATCTCTGTGCATAGCAAGATTGACAACATGTGATGCTGTCAATGTAACTGCTTCGCCACCTGTTGTAGTTACTTGCAAAGATGGAGATATACCGACAGTAGTGTTACCAATTATTAAAGTTACATCGGCGGTAACCGTATATGTCTGATCATCTCCGGCAAAGGTAAGAATGTCACCTTTGACTAGATCGGTCGGATTAGTGATTTTATTAAGTGATATTGTGTCTGAACCAGCGACATTAGCACCATTAACAGTAACAGCACCTGCCGTAAATGGTGTACTAACGTGGGTAGTGACATTCTGACTCATATAGAAGTCAAAACCAATTTTGCGACCCATAGAAGCTTCTCTTACACCGTCAGTATCACCACGTTGATTTGCATTGATTATGGTTGCGACATTTAAGAAGTTAGCTTCTGCGTCAGGGTCGAGGACATAACGCCTATTGTCTAAAGGTGCAAGATTGTTATTAAGGTTTTTCCTTGCCCATGTTCCCTCAGTTAAGTCTGAGCTGAAAGGTGTATTACCAGCAACACCTGACACACTATAAATCCCTGTATAAAGACTATGGACATAATTATCAATAGCGTTTCCAAGAGATTTGACAGCCTCACTTGCTTGCATAGGCATGATACCATCCAAAGCTTTCTGGATATCGGTATCAGTCATCTGGAACTTAGCTTCTTTCCACTGATTTAATTCAACCGTAGCTTTTGTGGGAATTACATCTGTGCCTGCTGTTGGTACAAGTCCTGGCGCTACATCTGTAGCAGCAACTGCGGAAGGAATAGGGATGTTGACAACATCACCTTTTTCTCTTGCCTCGTCTTGATAGTCCATATTGACTATTCGAGGCATAATAGCATTTTCACGCAAAGCCATAAGACCCTGCGCGATTAGTACGGGGGTTACTTCTTCAAGACTATTTGCCATGATTAACTCTCCATTGGGTAAAAGTTTAGTGAATCGGTCACTTCCGAGGCACCTGGCCTACTCTGAAACTTTTTTAACGATGTTTTTCAGACATCGAACCCAACGGGGTTAATTCGTGGCATAAAGCCTATTTCTTGTTTATAATATCCTATCTTTACTTAAATTGCAAATGTTATTGAACTATAACTTTCCCGCTTGCTACATCTTCAAGATTGTTGCCTATTTCAGAAGAGCTAATAACCTTTTTAGTACCGCTAGAACCATCCCCGTTATTGCTGCTTCCAGCTCCACCGCCAGACGCTTTAACATGATGAGGATGATCTTGTAGCCATGAACCAACATAACCATCAATTGTCATTCTATTCCCTTGCTCATCAAGTAATGTATCACCATTGGCATTCATGATAAACGGGTTTCCATCTTCTCCAAGCTTAACCCTTGATCTTGTAAGCTGTGCAATTTCTGCAGGGGCAATTCCATTGTGTTTAGCACCTGCATCGATTAAAGCTTTATCAATAACAACTGACTCATACTTTTGCTGCCATCCATTTCCGAATTTCTGAGCAGCTTCAAGCTTGGCTTCATATTCTCTTGTAAGGTTGGCCTTTAATTCGTCGAACTTACCAGCCTCTTTAAGTTTATCTTCTTCTCTCTGTGCAGCATCCGCCTTAAGTTTATCAATTTCTGAAAGATCAAGCCCTTCGAATTTCTTTAACTCTTCAGCCCTGGCACTTGCTGTTTTTCGATATTTAGCGGCTTCACCATTCAATGCCTTAATTTGTGCTTCATAGTCTGCCTTCATTTGTTCCATTTGCTCTTGTAATTCTTCTATTGTCATATTATTCCTCCTTTTGTTGTTATTCTGCTACTGGCCCCCAATTATGGCGACAATTCCAACCACCGCGAGTTATAAAAACATCTCCGCTTTTCTTTCCTTGCCATTCAAGATCATTCCATGATTCTATTTCTTCCAATGTGTACGTTTTTCCGGCTCTTTTAGCACAGAAATCCCTTGAATCTTTAATTAGAGAGCCAACATATTTAAACTTTGTTATTCCTGCCTCTGTAGCTTTCTTTTTAATTAGTGTTGAGTCTATTTCTCTATATTTAGTCGTTGCAATTGTTTTTGCATGTGTTTCTAATGGTCTGCCTGCCCGGTCTAAGCCACCTGTGAGTAATTGTTTAACATCATTGATAGTATCGTTAAGTGGTGCGCCTGCTATTACATTTGTATATACTTTATTGCTTATATCTGCTGCATATCTTGTTCCTGATGATCTTAATTCCGTATATACATCGGCTGAGAATGCATCAATAAGGTCTTTATCCACGTTTGTAATGCTTGACTTTATACCAGCCGCTTTCAATCTGTCCCTAACTTCTTTGACAGCAAAAGAGTAATCAGTTGCATTTCTTGCAGCACGATTATATGGAGCCATAGCCTTTAAAATCTCAGTTCTCATTGCTAAAGCACGTCTAAGATTGACATTGGTAGTTATTAATTGCCCCCTGGAAGTATCAAGAGTTGCTATTAATGCCGTTATCTTATTCTCTACTTTATTCAAAGCCTTGATTAAATTAGCTTCTATGATGTCTTCTCTATCTGCCAATGACTTTACTCAAATGATTATCTAATAATTTCATGACTCTTGCAGTTCCTTCTCTTCCCAATCCGAAGAATTTTCTTTCCGGCAGACCAATGTCTGGATTTCCATTTTGATGACCTGAAGCTTTCAACCCTTCTTCAGTCTTTGTAAATCCTAGTATTGCCGTGGCATCTGTTACTCTAATTGGTTGTAATGCTCCAAACATATCGCTTTCATTGAATAAATTGACCTTACCACTAAAATGACTTCCTCCCCTTGATTGTTTAAAATCATAGTACCCTTCTTCAAAATATCTATATTTACCTCTTATCTTAAAATATCCAGGCTTTTTTGAATAATCCTTGAAATCCCTATTATTTTCATCTTTCCCTTCCAAAGTTCGGGACTTAATGAATGTAACAGCATCAAGGGCGACCGCTCCCATTATCTTACGTGTTAAAAGATCTTTCTCTACCTGAGTGAGTTTCTTTTGTAGGCTATCCGCTCCGATTATTCGCGCTTTGAAGCCCATTAAATTTCCTCATCAACAACAACAGGGATAGTTTCAAGCTCCTTGCCGATTATATCTATTATCTTTTGATCAGCATCCTTTAATATCCTGGCTGCAAGGCGTTTACCTTGCTCTGACTCAAACGTTCTACTAGGCACAACAAGATTTGCCTTTAAAGCTAAATCAAGATCATACAATAAATCCCTGATTCCAAATTTACGCGGATAAGTAATTTTTCCATCCCATGTTTTACCTTCCCATAGTGCAAACAACCTAAATACTTCATTCTCAGCATGTTCCATATTTGCCGCTTTTTCTGACAACAAAGCGTTTAATTGCTGAAATCTTAATTCTAATGCTATACCTGACTCTATCTGTGTACCGGAAATTTTGCCCGTTCTTGCCATTTCCCGAATATCTTCAATAGCTGCCTCTCTCCATTCTAAAATTTTAGGTAGTGACGTATGTGGAGGCTCTTTCCATTCTGCTCCCTTTTCTTCATCATCATCTCTTACGATAAGATTACCTGTTCCTATTTGCGTTTTTCCTTCATCTACACTCGATCTTGGTAGCTCTAAAAAGGGATAGCCAGTTCTTTCGATGGTTTCGTCAGCACTACCATCCATATTATAAATACGTCTATTAATATCAACAATATCTTCAATATCGGACAACCCTTGCATCCGTTTGAACATATCCCTGTTTTTAATCAAAACAAATGGTATGTCACCTAAATTATTAACACCATTGTCTATCATTGTTATTTCGCTTTTACCACCTGCTTTGCTAGTAGAGTCTTCCCACAATTCCCATTTATCTCTATACCAGATGCGATATTTTTTAATTTCGCAATCGTCTGATTCTTCCAATAGTATCAATTCTGTTAATACAGGCTCGCCATTAATACGTTCATATTTATAATTAATGAATTGCATAGGCGAATATGGAACTATGTACGGGCGCATTCCCTGTGCCACTTCATCAGCTTTCGTTCTAACTTCTCCCTGGGGCTTATCTATAATCGCACCCATCATGCCATATTTACTAGCTTGTTTTGATAACTCCCTTACTACCTTATTCCATGATCTATCCTCTAAGTCAGCATTTTCCAAAAATAGCTGTACTTCTTTTTCTATACTACCAAATTCCCTTGTCGGCTCATCTCTATACAAATAAGCTGTATAAATATCAACAATCGGTGCACAAAAATTCCTGAAAGAAGCAACTTTTAATCTTTCATTATAACTTTCGCTACTTTCTACTCTATGTTTCTTGAGATAACGTCCATCTCTATATGCTTGACCGCCTTTGTAACTATCATTAAAGAATTTTAGACGCGGTAAAATTTCTTCTATTTTTGGATTTCTCTTAAATTTATCAGACATAATGATTCCCTCTATATACAGGTCGTTTAATTGGGTAGATAAATGCTACCGGATAAGTGGCGGCATCAAGTAAGTGTGTCATTGAATCGTCAGTATCATCATGTGCCGATGATTTAAAATATTTAATAAGCTTTTTGCATTTAGACGATACTGTTAGTGTACCATCTTCAAGCTTTTTATTAGTTGAGTTATGTCTATCTCTAACCCCTTGCTGTTTTCTCGCATAAACAGAAATACCAGCATTTTTAATAATTGTAAAGTCTGTTGTTCCTACCTGTGCGCTCGTTTGTCTCTTTCTTCCTGTCGGGTCTGGATATGCTGACTTAATTCTACTCTTCCCATTTTTATCTACATACCGCTCTTTCGCCATAGATATCCAATACTCTGTATTACTATTAGGTATCTCTATTTCGTCCATGATATGCATTCTAGGGCCGTGTTTCCAAAATATTACTCCAGCCATAGGGTCAACATTGAAATCTAATCCTATACACAATTCACCGCCAGGGTCGGCAATATCTTTTATATTGTCATCTGTGAAGTTATAATAAACGAGTAGATTAGATAATGCAACAAATTCGCCATCAAAGTAGGCTTGTAGCATCCTCGTGTCATATGTCGCTTTGAGATTATCAAGATATTGTTCAGGAAGGGCTTTATTCTCGCTTGTTTTAGCTCTGCTTATCGATAAACCACCGTTTTGTGAGTATCGGGCCTTTAGTGATTCAGGGTCGTTAATATCTCCCTCGATCAATTCATATCCCCAACCACCTATTCCCTCGGGGGTGCCAGCCGCGCAAATCTCCGAATGCCTTGCTTTAGGCTCTCTTACTCTTGCTGATAATTGCGTTAATACATCATATTTCATTAAAAAAGGCTCATCCATACCAGCCGCAGCAAGATTTGAGCCTTTAAGACTATCAGGGTCATTACCAGACGCTATCCATAAAGTACCTGTGTGACCTTTGTAATTAATTGTAAAGTAATGATCTGATTTATGATATCTATAAGTTATCTGCCTACCGTCTAACAATTTCTTGATTGTTGGTATCATGGTGCGTTTTGCCATTTTGTACGTCGGTGATACTACCATACAAGGATGAGGTGCATTATAAATACTTAGTGCTGTCATTCTCTTGCCTAACGCCTTTGATTTTCCCGAGCCATATCCCCCTAGTAAAAACTTATAAAATGATCTATCTTCCCACCATTCATGCTGTGCCGGAAACATTCCCCCTTTTGTTACAATCGGGAACTTACCTGGTATTATTTCAGGTTCTTCTTTACGCCAAAAGCTCATTTTTTTTCATTCTTATGTACCAACTAAAGGAAAGTGTACCGGAAATTATGCATACCAAAAACGGCCCGCCTATAAATAACACCCTTAGTGGTAATTGCACATTATTGCCATAAGAATAATCTAATAAAGACAGCCCCAACATAATTAAAAAGCTACTTATACTTATGGTTAAAAAATGTTGAAACGCTGCCTTTTCTATTCTATTGTTTTCCATTATTCCCCTCCAATTTATTCTTTAATGTCTCAAGATCACCACAAATGCCACCCACATTTACTAATAGCAAAGAAATATCCAAGAAACATACCGAGACAACAACTAAAAAGACTAAACAAGGGAAACCAAATATAATCAGGCAGATTATCAAACCACTGAAAAAATTTAACTCCATACTTAATATATCGTAGTTTGTCAGCCTTATCGTTAGAAGTTTCTAATTCTTTATATTTCATATTACTCGCTTTCCAATATCAAATTAATATTATCCTGCTTTACTACTTCCAGTAAAGCAATAACCTCTGTCGTTTTCGGAAAGTATGAATATAAACTCCTTCTTTCATACTTTCCGTCATCATCCAAAAAAATAACCAACGCTTTCTTATATCTTGGCTCTTCCTTTGCAATCTCTTGAGCCTCTTTTAACATATCAATAGGTGACCAATGCATGCAATTGCAGGATACTTCTGATAGTTTAATTACTTTGCTCATAAAAACTCATCCGGTATAGGTTCGTCAATGGGCGTTTCTCCTCCACCATTAAATAACCCTAGATGTTTCCCTAGCGTCTCTAAAGCTGCGCGTTTATCCCAAAATTTAATCTTCTTAGTTTGACTAATTAGCTTTTTTATATCCCCTTCACCATCTAAAGCTTTCAACTCTGTTAAGTCTACTCCTGATATTGCACAAGCTACGTCGTCCGGAAGGTCTTTTATTGGAAGGAAATTACCATCATCATCATAAAGGTGCTTTACATTAATAAAGGCAAGCCTCATCATTTCTCTAATTACCATTTCAGCAGTTAGATTAACTTTTTTGGCTCTTTTTTGGAATTCTTCTTGGATTTTTGCTGCGATTTTAGGTTTTTTTAAGAGTTCGTGGCCTTGTACGCCCGCAGTTTTTTCGCTATATCCGGCCCTTATCGCTGCCTTTGTAGCATTGAGATCAACTTGATATTCATCTACAAAGCGTGTTTGTTTGAGGTTTAAATCACTCTTCATATTTTAAGTATTGTTATTTAAGCTTACTTTAATGACATTTCATATATTATCACCTTTATTTAAAAGTGTCAAATATTTAGACACTGCATCATCATCCCACCAATTAATTGACTCAAATATCTTTTTTCTAGCTATCTTCTTTTTTAGTCTTTTTCTCATATTGTAGCCATCCTTCTTTGATTATATACCGTTGTCTTGTGTATCAGCATTATAACCCCCCTGATATCATTTGATCTTCTACATAGTCAATATTGTAACCTCGGTTAATTAATTCACATGCTTGGCAAAGTCTCAACCAATTCGGGCCGGATATACGATAGAGTTTATTCAATTGCGCTTTTGTTGCCTCGGTTCTTTCAGAAAGTTCATTTAATATTATATCTGTCATTGCCTCCATTAAGTTTGACATTTTATCTCCTTTTAGAAATTAACATTGAGTCCTATTTGATAATTACCATACACTATTCCTAGCTCTACCGTTGCAGCACCTTTTAATATATTACTTCGCCATTTTGGTAGATAATGAGAAATAGTTAATATAGTGCCAATTGCTACAGGAAAATACGTGTCCACCTTTCCTATTGTTGGTTTTTTTCCTAACATGAAGTTTGTTCGCTCATAATGTGAATATTTACAATGCCATGTGCCATCTGAACTATATACGCAATCATCATACATTTTGTCTACTATATCTCTTGTTTGCCCCCAATCTATAATTGCTAATCCTGTGAACATAGCTGCATTGACTTTCTCTTTCTTGTTCCATGGTTTATTTGCACAGCCTATTAACACGATTAAAAGTAACGCTAATATAATATTCTTCATTATTTCCCTCCCTATCCTCTTGGCTTTATACAGTCATTTAAAAATTAATATCTACTTTTCTAGTAATGATTTATGCACTTCATCCAGTTCCATGCAAAAATCATCGATAATCTTTGAAAACTTAGCTATCCAAATTTCGTCGCGTTCAACTATTATGTGTAATGGCTTCATGCCGGGATGATAAGAAAAGAAATGCCATTTTTCGCAGTCTGTCACAAACATACTACCTTGAATTTGTTGGAAATATGTTGTCGGTAATTTCCCTTTAATGAGATATTCAACATGAACGGCTAACGATGGACATTTGATTTCAAGACCTTCCCTAGCAAATTCCCAGTGTTTACCTATCAGACCATCGGGAGAACAAGCTATTTTTTCATCATCATCTTTATAGCAAAGACCTACTTCAACAATATCAAGTCCAGTAATTAACTTGAAACAATCCCTAGCTTCCCCCTCAAGCTCAATCCCCCTTTCCATCGCTGCATTGCTATAGGTTAACTCTTTATGTCCTAATATACGCTCTCCTGCTAAGCGATAGATAAGTTTTTGTTGTGACTTTGATGGCATTCCTTGAGATGTTATGATTTGATCAAATACTGAAGCTGTGGGAATGCCTGCCCGTAAATCTAACCATTCATCATGGCCTTGCTCTATATCGACAATTATCATGACTGCTTCTCCTTGGCTTGCACTGGACTTGATATTGTTAATACGGAAATTGCTTTCCTGTAATCAGAGACAAAGATTTTATCAAGTCTATCAACCTTCATAAATGACAAAAATAGACTTAAATCTGATTCTGTTTTTTCGATCAATAGATTGATTCTTTCAATTTGATCATCTGTAATATATTCGGCTTCAGAATCAATTCCATCGTCATCTTGTTCTTGAGTTGCTAACCCGGTCAAAGAAAGTAAAGTATATCTCTGTAAATAAGTTACGGTACTTCCAACAGCTTGTATACTATTCTTACCCCCCGACGCATCAGGGGCCGCTGCCAATGTCGTACTTTCAGAATGCCCCATGATATGAGTGATTTTACAAGTGATAGCGATATTGCCATTGTTTTGATCTTGAATCCAGGATGAAGAAAGTCCATGTTTGCTTAAAGCAGTATTGATTGCATCTGTTACGTTCGCAAGAGTAGCGTGTTTATAGTCTGTTACTTGCCCTGTTTTCTGAGATTTATAATTTACATGAGCATCCTTATTTATTTTTGGTGGATTTGCTTTAAATTGAGCCATTGCCATATGATAAGCTTTCTTTGCTTCATTAGCTTCATACCGTTCCTGTAATTCCATCATTTTCTCAAGATGCTCAACTCCAACATCCTTTTGAATTGCGTATTGCAGAACTTGAGGCAATGACATTTGAGGGGCAACTTCTCTTGACTCCTCCGGTTTTTCTATTGGCTGTATTTCGTTTTTTTTCTCTCCCATTGCACCCTCCATTAATAATTGATCGTTATATGTTCAACTAATCCATCCTTAACCATGCTTACAAAAATTGTAGCATCTTCTTCAGATATCCCATGTTCCAACAGAGAACTTTTTGCCTCTTTATGAATCTTGTTCCGATGCCGTTTATTTGCTTGTCTATTTTCCTCAGCCTCGGCCTCACGTCTCCTTTCTTCTTCTTGGCGCTTCTTTTTGGTGGATTGGGGAGGAGTCGAACCTCCAAGCTCAAAAGCTCCCGCGGAGTTACAATCCGGGACAATACCAATTATGTGACCAATCCTTTTTAAGACTCGATATTTTATCAGGCAAAAGAAAAGCCCAAAGGGAAGGTTACGGCTTCCACAATGGGCTTTTCAGGTAATTACCTTCTCAATTATTTTTGTTTCAATGAAATATAATTCTGAAGTTAATTCACTAATTATGCTATTGCTCAGTACCGTAACTACTGTATGTAAGATTACATCTTGCCATAGCTTGTATGGAAAGTCAAGAAATTAATCTCTTAAAGTTGTGGGTTCAATGTCTGTTATTTCTACACCGACTTACTTGTATTCTTCTGCAAGCCCTTGCGCTCTCTCCAGAGTTTTTACAGCCCCGGCACCAATAATTAGTCTTTCTTTTACGGGCCTCCGATAAGGTGATTTTTTTGGTTGGTAGCTGTATGCAGGTTATTTTAGTCATTTAACCACATATTTAAATCAGTATTTTCTTCCATTTGTCGCCTCCTGCATCCTGCACATTTACAATCCTCATCATGACCACAAACACAAATATCTTGCCCACAGAAACAATCCTCGGCGTTTCTGGGGTCACTCTTGTCAGATGCACTGTTATGTGCTTGATAATCAGACATTATTCTTTCTCCTTAAAATACCTATCCAGGTTCTTCATTTTAGCATCCTCACGGCTCCGGCGCTTACATTCCAACTTTACCCACCATCCCACCGCCATAGCGAATAGTAAAAAGTATAGTCCATAAGATTTAAGCCAAAGAATTATAATGCTCATTTGATTACCTCCTATTTATCTTCTTCCATCCAACAAAGAATATGATCAGGCCAACGCTTTAAATATTTAAAGAAACTCTCAGCCTTTTTTAAACTCATCAGCCTAGTTTCATTTGTCACGCCCGTTGGAATGAATTTCCATCTTACTATGTATTGTGACATTTTTGACCTCCTTATTTAATTCATTCCTGATATTTCTCTTTATATATTTTTAATCCATAGTCATTGTGATGTTTAGCAGTTTTATCACAATTGAGGCTTTACCCTCATGACACCAATATCACCCCCTTTCTGCTATTATTAAATTACAATCGGTAATTCCTCAAACTATTAATCCTTGTGTTTGCCGGGATAAATGCAATCGACTCTTTAGAGTCTATCACGCCTTCGGTTATCATGAGTCCATAACAATGAGTACATAAACCGTGTGAATCCCCTGTTTGCTCGGTTTCTATTTTACCTAGTACCCGATTGCAACACATGCAAATTCTGGTAATCATGACACCCTCCATTAATTATCTAATATCTTTATAAATGCATGCTCCATCGTTGCTAATTCGCCTGTTAAATCAATGCTATGAGTATGCATATCATAAACTGGATTCAATCTTTTTTTAACTTTTT